TACAACAAAGAAACTGAAGCTATTCAGAACCAAGCATTGGCTACACAGCAGGCCAATGCTCGTCGTGAAGAATACGACTTAGCTACGTCTGCAAACATTGCTCAGTTTGCTGCAATGGGTCGAGACATTGGGTCTGATAAGTCTGTCGCTGCTTTCCTTGAGCGTCAGAAAGAAATTGTTGGCAAGGACATTGGCCGCATTGGAACTCAGGCTCAGATGGAAAACTTGGGTCTAAGGTTTGCTGCGGCTGGTGATCGCTTTCGCGGTCGAGCGGCTTATCAAGCATCTGTTTACAGCGCGATTGGCACTATTGGGCAGGGCTTGCATTCATTTGCGTCAACCATGGCTGGAAGCGGCGGAAGCGCCCCATCAAGTGGTGGTGGCACAGGCTATGCGCCTACTCGCTCTGTTCGACCAAAAGCACGCCCGGTATAGGATATAAAAATGGCCATCACTCGTCAGCAAACACAAGTATTCAACCAGCCTGTCCGCGTTGTTCGTGCTGAGTCTGGGGCTGCGGCTCCAGAAGCCCTTGCTCGTATGGCCTCTAATATATCCGACATCGCGTTTCAGGAAGCTGCTGTATACGCAGAAGAGGTTGGTAAGAAAGCGGGCCTTGCCCGCGCCACAAGCGATATTGTTTCTATTGATCCTGAAACGGGCGAACCAGTAGCTTACAAAGCCCCTAAAGGTTTTGGCACTATTGCTTCTCGTGCCTATCAGAACATGATTGATCGCCGCTTTGAGGAATCAATCATCTCTGAAATGAAGAAGCGCGGCTCTGAAATTGCTTCTAATTCTAAGAACGCAGATGAATACCGTGACCGCATGGCTTCATACATTGAGTCAATGCACGGTAGCGCTAAGAATGACAAAGGAGAGGATAGTTATTATGTTCGCCTGATTAAAGAACAGGGCGCAACCTATCTTTCTTCTACATATACAACGCTAAGATCGAAAGAAATTGCTTCAGCAAAAGCAGCATTGGTCAATCAGCAGCAAATGGCTGGGTATCAGGCGCGCGTTGAAATTTCGAAACTGATTGCTTCTGGCGCAAGTGAACAAGAAGTTTCTGCTAGAATAGATGCCGAAATCCAAAGAAACAATGAGTTGTTTCTAAGCAAAAATGTTAGCTTCTCTACATGGAAGTCTACTCAAGAAACCCTTACGGGTCTTGTTGGCATGAATTCCAGCAATCAATTGTCTCAGATTTATGCGGCACTTGATGAAAGCAAACGCGCTCAAGTTACGCTTGCAATTCAAAACCCGGCTTTGGCAGTTGAAACTGGCAAGCGCCTTGGCATCGACGACCTTCCACGGCATATTATTAATGCAAAAATTGGCTCGTCTACATCCAGTCTTGTTAGCGCATTGAAGTCTATTGGCGAAAGCGCTGATGCTGTAGTTGATACATCTGTTGATAATATTGTTGGCTACAATGCTTCTAGCATTGGGCCAAATACAACAGGCGCAGACATCGATGCGATGGTTGCCTCTGAACAAAATGACACTATTCGCGCTTTAGCCCGCTCTGAACTTCAAGCACAATATCTTCAAGTGCAGCTTGATAGTGCTGCTGCCAATGCTACTGACCTTGATAGATTTACAAACGAACTTCAAAGCGCTGTTCCAAATCTAAATGTTTTTTCTGAAATTGTTGGTGGGCAACGCGGCCAAGAAGTAAAACGCATGATCCAAGGCATGACTATGGATCAGCGCGCGGAACTTGCTAAAAATTTGTCTGATCGTCGTGCTGAGTTTGATCGTCTTGAGAGGGTTGAAGATGCGCAGACTGAGCAAACTTTTCGCATCCAAACACGTCAGCTTGAGAACTCTCAAGACCTCTTAGGCGATTACGATAAACTAGCCTCTGATATTGAGGCTTCTGGCTTATCTAACACAGACACACTTCTCGGCAATCTTCGTGAAAAATTTGCTATTGAGGCAATGGATCAGTCTGGAAATTACCAGATTGAATCTTTGGATCGTTATCGAATCATTGCCAGCAACTTGGACAACGATAACTTTCAGCCCAAAGACGCTAATGAGCGTGCTGTATGGAACCTTCTTCGCAAGTCTTATGATGCGGTGCCAACTTCGACTGATCGTTTTATTAAGGACCGCATTTCCAACTGGGAAGAGCGCAACAAGATCGTAGCTGAATCTGTGTTTGTATCGAGCATGGAAGCAAGCATGGTTGCTGGGCAATCAATCAACACGGCTGACTTAGAAGAATTCGACAAGGCTATTGTTGGTGATCGAGTTATTAATGCAGCCAACATGCAAACCATTCCAATGATCCAGCGATCAATTGATCTTGGGTATGTGTTGCCAAGTGTTAGCCGTGCATTGGCTGCGGCTACAACCAGCATGAATGCAGAAGAGGTGCGCGCTGCTGTTAGTGTTTTCGAGCGTTTGTCCAGCATCGAGGGTGAACAGGATGGCAATCGGGTTGTCATTGACCGGATGCGCGATGCCTTGGGTGAGCGGACCTATGCGCTTTACTCTGCGGCTAGCTTCATTGCCCGTGAGGAGAATGAAGAGCCAGCCTTTGTTATGGCTCAGCTACGCGCCTATGAAGGCGATATAGACGCTGACATTAAAGCTGACCTTGAACTGCCGAAGAGTGCTTCTCTGCGCAGTGCCCTAGACACTCAGCCAATGAGCAGCAACTACAAATCCGAAATCCTAAACACCATGCGCATTATGAAAGCACGTGGTCAGAAGATTACTGAGGATACGGTTAGCAGTATCATTGATCGTTACACTAAAGGCATGGCCAAAGATGAAGCTGTGCTTGGCCCATACATTGGCGACCAGACTGTTTATGCTCGTCGGTCCTACCTATCGCAACGTGAAATCTTGCAGAACCGCGATGCGCTAACAGATGCGCTTGCTCAGTCTGATCAATTCCAAAGCCTTCTGCGCGGCGGCACAACGGCTGACGCCATGATTGAAATGCTGATGCCAAATGTAGCGCGCAACTCTCGCGTTGTGTTCCAGTCTATCTTTGGCGGCATGGAAGCGGCAGAAGAGGAACTTGATGCCAAGCGGATTGCAACAAACCTTCAGGCAATTGGCACTGAACTAAAGTATCAACCTATTGTTAGCAGTTTTAACAATGGCACTCCGGCTTGGACTGTGGGTTACACCAATGCCTACGGCGCTTTTGAACCTATCATTATCAACGATACGCCTTGGGTTCTGCGCAAAGACCTTGGCCCAAGCCGTGATCGCTCAGACATGTTGTTCCAAAGCAAGCAGGAGTTGGTAACGGCACTGAATTCTAATGCGCCCAAGGCAGATACTTCCCGCTTAATGCTCAAGCAGCTTGCTTCTACGCCGCACATGAGCGCAGATACAATCCAGCAGATGCCTGAGTTTAGCGAGATTAAGCGCGTGCTTGGGAATGACTGGCTGAATGTCTACGAAGACTTCCGCCGCCAGTATGAGGAACTACCGGAATGAAGATAACAGTCCCTGACGCAAAGCCGTTCAAGATTGGAATGCTTCCGCCCAGTGATGTTACTCCAACTTTCGGTCAAACAGGCAACGCTCAATACAGTCAGACCTTCGGCCCCATTGCCGAGGGTTTGAAGTTTTACACCCGCGAAGGAACGTATGACCCTGATGCGGTCAATCGCGTTGAGAACTACATTGAGGGCACTACGCTTACTGATCGTGAGGCACGCTACCTACGTGCTTACGGCATTGGATCGGCTGATAACTTTACTTCTGCGCTAAGCCACCTTGATAAACAGAAACAGAATGAAGATGTGATTTCTCGTTCGTCTGGCCTTAACCTGTTCTTTAGTGACCCCGGCCTTCATGCTTCTGTGTTTTTACCCGGCGCTGTTGTTTCTTCTGCATCGAAGATAAACAAGCTGATGGCAACTTCGATGTTCAATCGAGTTTCTTTCCCAAGAGAACTTCTTTCCGCTCGTCAGATGATGCGCACTGAAGGTGTTAGCGCGCAGCAGCTAGCAAAGATTGGTGCGATTGAAGGTGGCTTGGTTGATGGCTCGTTGTCGATGGGCCAAGCACTGAGCGAATTGAATATCTCAGATGATCCTGTTGAGGATTTTATCAACGCTTCGCTCTACAGCATGGGCATGACTATGGTTGGTGGTGCGCTGGGCTACACCTTGGGCGCTGTTGTTGGTGCTCCTCTGCGTGAAGCCGAGCGCATGCAACAGTTTGGCACTAACTATAAGACTTACCTAAACTCCATTGCTGACTCGCCCAAGCAAACTGGCGGCGATCTGTCTTTTTCTGGCTCTTGGTTTACTAACACTCCGTTTATGAAGTTTGTTCCAACGCCAGTGCGCACTGAAATCCAAGACCCAGACATTCCTGATTACGCTAAGAAACAAATGCTTGGGGTTGGTGGTGACAATGGGATGCTCTTTGCTGCCAACGAGATTGGCGAGTCGATTGGCAACTCTGTGTTTATTGAAGCTGGTCGTCGTCAAGGTGACTGGTTTAAAGCACTAGATGTAATCGATCAGAACTATCGTGAAGTCAGCCCGCGCGGCAACGCTACCTTCTTCAATGTGCCTGTTGGCTCTTACGTTGAGGCTGTGCGCAAGAAGCTAGGCAAGGACAGCTTCTCGCCCGCTGATTGGTATGAGCATATTGGCGATCTGTATGTGCGCGAAGTGCCGTATGAAAAGATGTCACCGCAAGAAACGGCATCTGTTCAGGCAATCGAACGGTTCTTCATGCAGTATGAAAAAGAACTGACCGATGTTGGTTTGATTAAGTCCAAAGACTTCTTCACTGAGAACTACCTGACTACTGCTGGCCGCCAAGGCCAGATGGTTAGCGTAACCAACAGCATTATTGAACAGAACAAACGCTGGATGGGCGCTGAGATTGAAAAGCTGAACGCCAAGATTCTGCCCAAGCGAGAGACACTAGCCAAGCTGGATAATGAGTCAGTGCAGCGCGGCTTGACTGCAAAGCAAATCGATCTTCAGCGCAAACTTCGGGAAGAAATCGGCACTCTTGATGAACGAATTCTTCGGTTTGAAGATATGTTTGAGAAGATCAACCGCGCCGAAAGCGTAGAAGAATTGGCTGATCTATATAATCAGCTAGACTTAACGCCTGCAATGCGCAGTGCGCTGAGTGATTTAGGCAAGGCTATGGATGAAACCCGTGCCAAGATTGATAACTTCATGGAGGCTATCAACTACGCCAAGGGTAAAGGCGAAACGCCTCGCAAGCGTTACTTCCCCCGCTTCTTTAACCGTCGCAAGATTGAGGAAGATCGGATTGGCTTCAAAGGCATTTTGATTTCTTGGTATCGTCAGAACCCAGAACGGTATGTGCCACAGAAAGATGGTTCGGTTAAGTTAGTGAAGATGGCAACTGACCCTGAGTCGCTTTCTAAACGTGCAGACGAAACAATTGAAAACATTCTGGGCGAAACTGATGAGGATGCAGTCGATGCAATCTTCACTGGCTTTGGCCGCTCGTCTTCTCTGCTGTCCCGCCGCCTCGACATTCCTAATGAATTGGTTGCTGACTACATCATTAAGGATGCCAAGGAAGTAATGATTGCCTACACCAGCCGTGCTGCGCCTAAGCTGGAGTTTCACAAGCGTGTTCGCCATCCTGAAACTGGCAAGCTAATTACCTTCGAAGAGCACCTAAGCCTAACGCGCAAGCGTATGATGGAAGATGGTGTGCCTGAGAAAAAGGTTGACCGCTTCATTAAGAACTATGTGGCTGTCTACGATCAGGTCGTTGGCACTAACCGCAAGCGCCCCGATGCTCTAGATACCCGTGCTGCTGATGTTCTTCGCACTGCTACTAGCTGGACATTCCTTGGTGGCTCTGGCTTGGCTGCACTTGGTGACGCTGCTTCATTGTTTATGGACCATGAACTTAAGGCTATTGGCTCTGGGTTCCTTGGGCTAATGGATGATGTATCTCTTGGCATGGCTAAGAGGGAACTCAACTTGGCTGGCGAGGCGCTTGAGATTGTGATGGGCACCACCCATCTGCGTTATCTTGAAAGCCTAACCAATGACATGTTTAGCAAGGGCATTCCAGATAAGCTGAACAACGCCTTCTACACGCTGAATGGCTTGGGACCAGTTACCATTGCCATGAAGTCAATGGACGCTCTTCTTCGCGGCCACACTATCATTGATGCGTCTGAGAAGTTTCTTGCTGGCAAAGCTACTAAGTTTGAGCGCGACTTCCTTGCGCGTTACAACATCAGCGAAGACATGATGCGCCGCTTTGCTGAGATGCCAACAGAAAAAAGCCAAGGTGGTTTGCGTCTGCCTAACACTGAGAAGTGGGCTGACGAAGAAGCGGTGATCGCTTTCCGTAATGCGCTTCGCTCTGGGGTGATGAACCGCGTTATTATGGGCACGCCTGCTGACAAACCGATTGTCATGGGCGGTGTTGCTTACATCCCTGATAACGTGGCGCGCCTGCTTCCGTTTAGCTTGCCCATTGATCCACGAGTGCCCGGTTATCGCCGTGCCGAGAGTGGGTTACTTGCACTGCCATTCACCTTCTACACTTATACCATGGGCGCATTGAGCAAGATTACTGCTAACCATGCGTCTGGTGCGGTGCGCAATCGACTAGCCCATATTGCTGTTGCGATGGGCCTTGGCGCTATGATTGTTAATGTTCGCACTCCTTCTTGGGCTTGGGACAAGATGGACACTGAAGATAAGATCATGCGTGCTTTTGATTTCTCTGGTCTTGCTGCAATCTATAGTGACGTAACCTATCGTGCGATTGCTATGGCGCATGAGTTTGGCGCTGAGCCTAACTTCCCAATCCAGCCTAAGTTTGCTGCACCGCCTGATCCATTGGGCGCTGTTGTCTCTTTGGGTGGCGCTCCTGCTGACTGGACCTATGGTGTAATGTCTGCGCTAGGTCAGATGGTGCAAGGTGACTTTGGTGAGGGTGCTAAGGGTTTGGTTCGCCTTACCCCACTGATTAACGTCATGGCATTTGGCGGCGTGCTCAAAGACACGGCCATGGATATGGCTGGACAGCTACCTAACAGGCCGTAACTCTGTCCTAGCTGCTTTGTGCGTTGATGAATATCTCTCTGCTGTGCAATCTCACGGCAGAGAGGTGACACATGACCATTGATATTTCAGACAACGACCCGCGAATTTCCTACACGGTAGCTTCCGGCGTCACGCAAACTTCGTTTGTTGTTCCGTTTGAGTTCTTCGACGACTCAGACGTGAATGTTTATGTGAACAATGTTCTGAAAACTATCACCACTGACTACACGATTAGTGGCGGCGATGGCAGCACGGGCACTGTTACCATATCGGTGACTGGTCCTGCCACTGTTACGCTTACTCGTGAAATTACCATTGAGCGTGTAACTGACTTCCCGACCGGGATTGATATTAACCGGGCTGCATTGAACACGCAGCTTGATACACTAACAGCTATTGCTGCTGATATTAAAGACAGCGCCTCTCGTTCTCTGCGCATTCAAGATTCTGACACTACGGTTTCTCTTGAGATTCCTCTAGCGTCTGTTCGCGCCAACAAAATCTTTTCGTTTGATAGCACTGGCGCGCTTAACGTCACCAATGAAATCGGCGTTTATCGTGGCGACTGGGCTGCTTCAACAGATTACAATCAGCGCGACCTAGTAAAAGACACATCGAACAACAACATTTATCTCTGCGTTGTTTCCCATACATCAAGTGGATCGCAGCCCATTAGCAGCAACGCTGACGTTGCCAAATGGGAATTGCTAGTAGATGCGGGAACTACGGCAACAGACGCAGCTAACGCAGCGGCATCGGCTTCTGCGGCAGCAACAAGCGAAACAAACGCAGCCAACAGCGCCACGGCGGCGGCTGCATCCGCAGCGAGTGTGGCTTCCTCTGAGGCAAACGCAGCGACATCTGCAACTAATGCTGCGACATCGGCCACTGCGGCTGCTGCTTCTCAAACGGCTGCGGCGGCAAGCGCGGCAGCGGCGGCAAACTCTTATGATACTTTCGATGATCGTTATCTTGGCAGCAAGACAAGCGATCCTACGCTTGATAACGATGGCAACCCGCTCGTTGCTGGCTCATTGTATTTCAACAGCACTGCTAACGAGATGCGCGTGTATGACGGTGGCAACTGGATACCAGCATCGTCGGCTGGCAACGTATCGCTGTTGAATTACAATTACACTGCCACTGGCGGTCAGACCACATTCTCTGGCACTGACGACAATGCGGCAACTTTGTCGTATACCCAACAGAACTTGATTGTTACGCTGAACGGTATCGTGCTTGAAGATGGCACTGACTACACTGCAACAGATGGCACATCTGTTGTGTTGGCCACTGGCGCTGCGGCAGGCGATGAACTGAACATCGTTGCGTTCAAATCGTTTACCACGGCTGACATGGTGCCCGCTTCGACGGGCGGAACGTTCTCTGGTAATGTTACCTTTAGCGGCGCTGCTACTGTCACTGGTGCGTTTACATCGCAGGGTATTGACGACAATGCCAACGCAACTGCTATTACTATTGATAGCAGCGGTAACTTTCTGGTGGGTAAGACTACAACTGCGTTTGGAACTCAGGGTGTGCGGTTGTCTACTGTTGGCAGTGTTCTCGCTACTTCTAATGGAAACGCCCCTGCGGAATTAAACAGGCTGACATCAGACGGGATAATTTTAGGTCTATACAAAGACGGCACCGCTGTGGGGAGTATTTCTGTTACTGGTTCAGCCACCGCCTACAACACATCATCCGACTACCGCCTAAAAGAAGACGTTCAGCCTATGACAGGCGCATCTGACCGTGTGCTTGCTCTGAAGCCTGTCAACTTTGCATGGAAAGCTGATGGCTCTCGTGTTGATGGCTTCCTCGCACATGAGGCGCAGGCTGTTGTGCCAGAGGCTGTCACTGGCGAGAAGGATGCCGTGGATGAAAACGGCAACCCGCAGTATCAAGGCATCGACCAATCCAAGCTGGTGCCGTTGCTGACTGCTGCACTGCAAGAAGCACTAACAGAAATCTCTGACCTGAAAGCACGGGTCGCTGCACTGGAGGGTAACTAATGTCGAAGGCCCGTCAACTAGCAGACTTGGGTAACGTCTATGACGATGGTGCCTTGTCGAATAGGAGCCGCATCATTAACGGTGCAATGGTCATTGACCAGCGCAATGCTGGGGCGAGTGTTGACACAACAAACACGTCTAGCACTGCTTACACGCTTGACCGTTGGGGTTATCGTGTTCTTGCTGCTTCCAAATTTACAATCCAGCAAAACGCTGGGTCTGTAACACCTCCAGTTGGATTTTCCAGCTATTTGGGCTGCACATCATCGTCAACATATTCCGTAGGTAGCGGAGATGTATTCAATATCTGGCAAATTGTTGAAGGATACAACATAGCAGACTTAGCTTTTGGAACGGCATCTGCTCAATCAATAACATTATCGTTTTGGGTCAGGTCATCACTGACAGGCACTTTTTCTGGTGCTTTCAGAAACGGCGATGGAACCCGCTCTTATGTGTTCACTTACACAATCAATTCAGCAAACGTTTGGGAATATAAAACGGTAACGATTGCTGGCGACCAGTCAGGGACTTGGGCTACAGACAACACCGCTGGTTTGTTTATCCAATTCAGTCTTGGTGTTGGCTCTACATACGCTGCACCATCGGCAGGCTTTTGGCAGTCAGGTAACTATTTTGGATTAACTAGCGCTACCTCTGTCGTCGGCACCAACGGTGCCACCTTCTACCTCACAGGCGTCCAACTCGAAGTAGGCGACACAGCCACCCCGTTCGAGCATCGCTCGTATGGGCAGGAGTTGGCGCTGTGCCAGCGGTATTACACCAAGCTAGGTGGTGATGCGCTTGCTGATATTTATGGCGCAGCCTACATTACGGGCAGTGGGTTTATTTTGGATACACTTACTCTTCCTGTAAAAATGAGAGCTGCGCCTACTGGCACTAAGGTTGGAACGTGGAGTGTGCTTAATGTTTCACAACCAGGAATTTCATACGTAAGCACCACCACTTTTGTCTTGTATGCTGCTGGAACAGCTATAGGTCAAGGGACTTTTTTCAACCCTGCCTTGACAGGCTACCTGACTTTTGATGCGGAGTTATAATCATGGACAAAATGGAAATTACATCCGCCCAATACTTTGCCCTTGCAGGCACCAACACTTCTATCCGTGCGACCATAGACGGGCAAGAGGTGTGCGTGCCTCTTGACCCAGCAAACCGCCACTATGCAGAAATCATGCGGCAGGTTGAGGCTGGCACCCTCGTTATTCAGGCCGCAGAATAAATGCTCGGCTTGCGCGGGACATATAAGGCGATCCGTTCTGCCAACGGCCCCGCGCAGCACATTTCCTGCGCTATCGTCGGGCTAACCTACGCTGGCATGTTTGCTGGCATGGTGCCTGCGCCAATCCTTATTGGCTGGGCTGCTATGTCCGCGCTGATTGTGGTGGCCGTTGTTTGGCTTCCAAAGATCGTGCTGAAATACACGTTGCTTACTGACTTTGTTTTCTCGGCCATGGTGCTGACGTTCTATTTCATGCACGACCCAGCGCCGAAGGGTTATGTTTACTACTCGGCTGGCAACATGGGGCGTGGGCATGCGCCGCAAATGCACAGCATGACCAGTATGGAGGTGATTTCTCACGCTCTGGCTGTTATTATTATGGCAGCATGGTCGCTGTATTTGAGCAATCTTGTGTCGCGGCAGATATTAGAAGGAAAGCGTTTCAATGCAGCTTGATATGGAAATGCTNACACCCATCTTGATTGCTCTGATCGGGGCTGGTGGCCTGTGGAAATTTCTGGAACTGAAGGCCAAGCAAAGTCACGAGCGTATGATGCAAGACAAGGATGATCGCGCAGAATTTAACGACACGCTGCGCGCGCAGGTGGACAAGTTGGCTGAAAAGCTGGACGCCGTGACAGCCGAGAACCAGAATTTGCTGCGCGAAATGGCTGAGTTGAAATCGCAGCTTGCCGCAGCGCAGACTACTATCCAGCACCTAGAGCGGGCGCTGATGAACCGTTAAGGATTTTAGCATGGTAAACCAAGAAACGATAAACCTAATCAAACAGTGGGAAGGCTGTCGGCTGAAGGCATACAAGTGTTCGGCTGGTGTTTGGACTGTCGGCTATGGTCTAACTAGCCGGGCTGGGTTTATGGAAGTTGGGCCTGATACCACGCTGACTCAAGAGGAAGCGGACTGGTATCTTGAAAGGGTAGTCTCTGACTTTGCTGAGAAGATTCGACCAATGATTACCGCACCGATTACTGAGAACCAGTTCGGTGCTTTTGTTTCTTTGGCTTACAACATTGGCGTTGGCGCTTTCCAAAAGTCTTCGGCCCTTCGTCGCTTCAATGCAGGCGATTTAACTAAGGTGCCAGATGCCATGCGGATGTGGCGAAAAGCTGGTGGCAAAGTAGTGCAAGGCTTGGTTAATCGCCGCGAGTCAGAAATCAAACTGTTCCTAACTCCAGTGGTCGAGAAGCCAGCAGCCCCAGAGGGCCGCTCTAAGCCCACCCAGAGCCGCACTGTGCAGGCTTCTGTAGTGCAGGGTGCCTCGGCTGTAGGCGGCGCTGTAGGCGCTCTTAATGCGTTGGATGGAACGGCACAGATTATTGCTTTGGTTGGGTGTATACTCATTGCGCTACTCGCGCTGTTTATCATGAAGGAAAGACTGAGACATTGGGCTAACGGAGTAAGATAATGTTCACTGCAATCCTCTTGGCATGTTCTTTAAATGGTCAATGCGTTGGTATCGCTGGGCCAGCAGTGCCAAGCATGGATGCCTGTATGCGAAACATCCCAGAGGGATGGCTTATGGTAGAAGAGCATTATCCGCATTTAATAGTTAAGGATGCCAAATGCGTGCAGTGGAATGAGGGGGCGTAATGTTCTTACGCTGGAAGTTATACGCCGCTGGCGTAGCCGCCTTTGTCCTAGCGTTGCTAGGTATTTACTGGACAGGAAAACGAGACGGGGCCGCTGCCGTAAAAGCCGATCACATGGCAAATCGGCTGGAAGATACTAAGCGTGCCAAGGAGATTGACGATGAACTTGATTCGCTTTCTGACCCTCACTTTGTCGATAGGGCTGGTGACTGGGTGCGCAAAGACAACGGGCAGTAACTACTGCGATGTGGCTAGCCCTTTATATTTTAGTCAAGAAACTTTGGCATGGCTGTCTAAGAACGACATGCAATTCTTACGTGACACAGTGGCGGCAAACGAAAAATGGAAGGCCTTGTGCAACTAATCCTGTCAACCAGTCTGCGTATACACAACAGGATATACGCCGACACTTCAGAAAGTTTGTGCAGCAGAGCGTGGCGGTTGCAGGGGGACAGCCGCTTCTGGCGTGTGTGGGTGCGTGTCTTTGGGCGTGCTCACTGCCGCAGAAGCTGGGAATACTATCATGGCGACTCGTCCAATCTCAGATGAAGAACTACTAATTGCATGGCAAGCCTATCTTGATTGCGGTCGCAACAAGACACAGGCCGCGGCATCTCTTGGCTTAGATCGATCTACATATCGTGGCAGGCTGGCAATGGCTCAGAACCGAGGCCTGCATTTGCCAGAAGGTGTTCGAGAAGCGATGGCTTCCGTTGGCATTGACGACGCCGCTATAGTTTCTGGCGGTTGGCTTAAAACCAAAGATGTTTCTGTTCAGTTTAGAATGCCAAAGCCGGATGGCATGAACATTGATTTGGCTGCTGAACAAGTCAAAGAAGCACTGTCCAATCTCAAGGCAGTTACATATCCAAAGCCCCAGCATAGCATAGAAGAGTTGCTAACGCTGTATCCTCTGCCGGATATTCACGCTGGCATGAAGTATAAGCAATGGGGTCTTACGGATGCAGTCGAAAGATTAGATCACATCTTCGATCACCTCATTGCCTCAACGCCTGAGTCCAAGACCGCAGTGTTTCTAATTCTTGGCGATCTTCTTCACCACAACGACAAAACCAACAAGACGCAGAGCGGCCATGTCCTTGACGTTGACTGCACGCCTGAAGATGCGGCTGCTGCGATGGTGACTTCGATTGCGCGTGGCATTGAGATGGCTTTGCTCAAGCATGCAGAAGTTGTGGTTTCTGTTTTGCGTGGCAACCACGACCGGGACGCTTACCTCATTGTGCTTTACAGTTTAATTGAGCGTTATCGCAATGAGCCACGAGTCAGCATCAACAAAGAAGACAGTGAGTTTCTTATCTTGCCTTGGGAAGATGTGCTGATCTTTGCGCACCATGGCGACAAGGGTAAGCCCGAGCGAATGATAATGAACTTTGCCCATGAGTATCGTGAGATGTGGGGCAAGGCTAAGTATTCTTATCTATTCACCGGGCACCTACACCACTTGAAGATGGCTGACATTGGCGGCGTTCAGTGGGAACAGTTGCGCGCAATCACGCCTCGGGATGCCTACGCTTCTTCGCATTCCTACGTTGGTAAATCGTCGGCTGTAGCCATAACTTACCAAGTAGGTGAAGGCGAAGTGTCAAGAGTCACTGTTTCTTTTTAACGAAAATTCCCTGTTTTAATAGGTGTATACCATGGGTATATACATCTGGCAGGGCGCACATCGAAACCTTCTACTCTTTTGCTAACTCTAAAAAGCGACGGGGTGACTCAAGCTGGTTTCGGTAATGGTTCAAGCTACCGAATGCGCTACATCCGACAAACTTAACCGCGCCCTGCACGACCTTCCTTTCTCTACCTTTGGTATGTTTGTAGTTCCATTGTAATAAGTTCTATGTGGAATACGGAGCAGATACTCCTTCCCATCACGAATTTCTATAACCGGGGGACCGTCATACCAATCACAATAAGCATTATAAAACCACTCTCGTTCACTCATCCTTGCCTCCTGCCAGTTCTGCGATGGTGTTGCCAAGGGAGGCCCAATATTCTCTGGCCTCATTTCGGACCGCTGCCGTGTATTGACCCCGCAACTCTTTGCTGCCACAGCTATTAACGCTGTTCAGAGGCTCTGTGTTTGGTGTCTGTAGGCGAGTTAGGTATTCGTCTACCTTTCTCATTTCACCAAGCGCCTTCTCCAGATTGGCCTCCAGTTCTTCGATGTATTGCAGTGCATCTGCTGGTGTTCTGGTGCTGGCCAGCACTGACATATCAGCTAGCCGTTCTTTCAAGTTGTCATACATTTTTTGTTTCCTCAAAGTAGACATCGGTCATGTAGTCAGCCACGCATTCGGCTATGCTGTCATACTTATTGTCCATTGTTTTCTTTACCCAGAAGTCACGCACTTCTTGCGTCATGTTGCTAATCATCATCTCAGCTATCGTGCCTGCTCTTAGGTGATACTTCTTGACGTAGTTGTTTAGCTGTCTTGTTGGTGTTTCCGGCGATGTTGTCGTTCTCTTTGGCACAAACTTAGGAATGAGGCCGCGCTGTCGTGCGTTGTAGACAGTGCGCGTTACCGCATCGCGTGACCTGCCTAGCTTCTTGGCGATTTCTTGCGTGGTGTGTCCCTGCTTGAAGAGGTTAATTGTTTTGTATCGCAGAGTGTCTGTCTTGTTTAGCGCGTCCGGGTTCTCTTCTTTGTTCCTATGCACCTTAATTCCGTAGGACACTGTTGAATGGTCCCTGCCTAAAAGTCGTGAGATTTCTGCAATAGACATGCCGCCTTCATGGCACAGGTGCATTAGTTCTTGGCGCGCTTCTGCTATATTTATTTTGCGCGATGATCCTACCAGTTCTTCTGGTGTGATGTTGTATTTGTTTGCTGTCTCCAGAATCAGTTCTTTGTGGTCAACCGTCTTTCGCATCGGTGTTCCTTTCAATGATCTTCAGAAGAGCGATGCACTCTTCGATGTATTGTTTTAAGTTAAGACGACCGCGCTGCTCGGAGTCTTCTTTGAGAACCTGTAGCTTACGGTTCAGTGTTTTCATTGCGATCTGTGCTGTCTCGTTCATTGTTTCCCCGTATAAAAAAGGCGGGACCGAAGCCCCGCCAGTTAGAGGCAGACCCTCTGGAGAACCGTCCTAGAACGGAATGGAATCGTCATCCAACATATTGACTGACGCTGGCTCAGGGCGGGCACCGCCACCCTCTTTCTTATCGCTGACGTTGAACGTCATGTAAGGCTTACCGTCTTTCATCTTGCGCCATGCGGCAAGGCGACGGACATCATTGAAGGGGCCAGTGTAATCTGGCGCAGCTTCATTGCCTTTCTTGTCGTTCTCGAACAGCGTGCCGATCTTTTCGTAGACTTCGATGATGGTCTTGCCATCGCGTGTCTGGTCTTTCACCAACGTGATCTTGCGCTCGACTCGGTTGTCGTCGATCTTGCCTTGAAGGATTAGCTTCTGCGTATCGAATGGTGCGAAAGCTGCGCCGCGGTTGGTGTTGTCATATTCTGCCATGCTTCTGGCTCCTTTGGTTGAAGTGGTGGGGCGGTTCGTAGCTACCCGCCGCCCCGTCAGGCGCTTCAGGCGAAAGTATAAGCCCAGCTACGAATTACCATGCAGGCACAGAACCAGACTTACTGTCGGCTGCATATTTGTTTCCGTCCATCTCGCCAAGGAATACATCGGCATTGAAACCAAGGTGCGAGATAGCTTTGGTCAGGCCATCAGTGATTGCCATCTTGGGTGCGTCCTCGTTGAGTCTGCCCTTGGCTGCGTCAAAGAACTTGCGGCAGCCAGTGAACGGGCCGAAGAGGTTGTCGTATTTATCTACAGTCCAGATGGACACGTCAGCAACCACTGCCATGTCGCCATTGGACAGGTTGATGAAGCGTGTTTCATTGGTCCAGCCCCAGCCTTGGCCGACCGGGCCAAAGGCTTCAGTGATGCACCGCACCTGATACTGCGGGTCGATTGCTGTGAAGCTGCGCTGTCCGAAACTGATCTTCTTGAGATACTTGGGGTCGGACTTGCTGACTTTGTTCCAGAGTTCAAGGTTTGCCATGTGTTCCCTCCTCGTTTTTCATTATCTGTAGCTGAACAATCCAATCGTCGATCAGATCAATTTGCTCTACCCATGAGGCTGCTACAAACTCTGGTTTAAACAATGCTTTGCCATCTAGGTCAGCATCGTCTGAGACTAGGTATCCAAGAATTGTCATTGTTTACTTCCTCTTTGTGATGCGCAGTGCGCCACGCTTGTCGCGTTTGATTGTTAGTAGATCGCAGTAGACTTCGCGTTCATTGCTACCGACCATCGACTTCAAGTCTGCTTTGGCGGTTCCAAACACACGAGCCGCATCCTCATGTTCAATGTATGTATGGGCCGCGTCGATGAAGGCGTTGTCTGTGCTGGCGTCTCGACGGACCATGTTGTCCACCTCGATCTTGTCGAGGCTGAGCGATGGCGTCTCAACACCAACAGGCTCTTCATCCCGAACAACGTAACCCCAGAAGTCTGACACCACTGCCCACATTGAATTGAAATACTCTTCATTGTAGCGGACAAAGCTGGACTCCCACTTGTTGTTGCCAAAGATTACAGACAGGAATGCACCATCTGCTTGGGCTATGTGTGCGTATAGCTGCACTTGCGGCATGTAATATTCGATTACATTTTCCATGCTGTTCATTGCATTGGTGTGCTTGGCCTCAACGATTGAGCCATTCCACATGCCATCGACTGTGCCCTTGGTTGGCACGCTGCCAATCTGCTTTTCGTATTCGTATTGGTGGTTGTGGATTACAGCTTTGTGCTCTTCTTCAAACCATTGCAGGTTAAAGTTCTCGGTCCATACGCCAAGCTGCACTGCCAAGTTACGGCTAAGGTCTTCGCTTTCGCTGCGGCCAGTTTTGATCTGCCACAGTTCAAGCCAGTTGCCCTGCATAATCTTGACGCAATCTGAGCCACCGATAAATCCGGTTCGTTTCATTTCAGTTCTCCGCTTTTGTTATTGATCTGACCTTACTGCGTATATGCAGCAATAGCAACATCATATGGGTGTAGATCAGCTTCGGTTATTCCGAAGTCATTGATTAGTTTTTCCCGATGCACACCGCCAAGATACATGTCTGATACGGCTTCGCCTGAGCGTATTCTTTTGGCCGCTAGCTGGTATGGGTCAAATGAAGTGCCAACGGCCACTGTATGGCGCTCTCCGTGGCTCTGAGACACCTTCCTGATGGCATTGGTAAACTCTTTGACCGATGGGACGGTGCGTGTGGTCGCGGATTGCACCACCTCTTTCGCTGTGAGGGCGACGAGGTGCTGCATCCGCTGGGCGTCGGTGTTGTTTGGGATGTTGCGGTTGACTGCCTCGATAATATCCATGGCCACGATCTTGGGGTCGAGGTCACGAGGCATGTTGAAGCGAGTAAGAATCTCTTTGCCAAACCAATCTTTCAGCAAAGAGATGCGCTGGTCATAGTTCAGAGAGCCAGCCATGTTTGTTCTCCTGTTTGAATTCTGTTTTCTCTGACTCGAGGTCGTCTTCCCAACGCTCTGCGTTGAGCCACGTCGATGCGTGTGGGATGTATTGTTTCTCGGTGCCACGCTCTTCGCAGTAGGCAGCGAAAGCAATCGCGCCCTGCACAATGTCGTTAGGGTTTGCAAACTTTGCAGCCTTGGCGAATGCAGTGCGGGCTGCGCCCTTGGCTACGCGCCGAGGATAGGCTTGCCAAAAGGCTAAGAAGAAAGGTGTGTCGTGAGGATGTGCAGATTTTTCCGCCGAAGTAATAGTAGTATTAGCTATACTTCTCTTAGCTATATCTAACCTAGTTATATTACTAACTACTTCGGAGGAAAATTTTTCCTCATGGTCCATGTCAGTCTCCTTCATTGATGTGAATACATACAGGTTCGACGAGTTAGGTCTTGCCTGCATCTCAAGGTAGCCGTGCTCGACAAGCCAACGGATAGCAGACCGAACGGTTCTGTCAGTTAGGAACGTATCTTCAGCTAGCTTCTGCTGAGAAGGGAAGCACTCACCACATGCGTTTGCATACCGTGCCATGGATAACATGACTATCTTAGCAGTCGGATTTTTTACTGGCGTTAGTGCTATGTCTACGATAAGTTCATCATACATGATGACCTGTCCTTTTAAGTTATGGGTTTCTTAGAAGGCTACTCCCTTCATCACGTTCTCCGCCTCGTTAACTTGGGTGGCCCTCTCACGGGCCACCCTTTTTCTTAGCAGTCAGGCTTGGCTTTGACTACAAATCTTTGCTGTTGACCTAGATGTGGTGAGTGTCAGTCTTCGTGGTAGGTTATCTTGCGTTTGGTGGTGCGAAAGAAACCTTCATGCTCTGGATACTTGGCTAAAAACTTCCGAGCATAATGTGAAATCCAGCCATCACTAATTTTAAAATCGGAGTTGTTCTCTTCGATCTCAGTGTGCCAGCGCACTCTGTGAAAGATTGCTTTGGCTGAATAGTATGGGCGTTTCTGTGCAACGCCTAGCGCATAGTATTCAAAGAGCGCCCAGATTTCTGGGTTGTCTTGATCGTGGCGCTTAAAGTTTTCCTTCGTGTATCTTCCTAATGGTTTCACTGTAGTTCTCCACTAATTGTTGAAACACGTCACCCTTTAGAATGACGATCATCTGCGGAGTTCCTCTCCGTCTTTTGTATATTGCCATGTCCCGATTATCTAACACTGTGAAGGGACTAGGGAATCCACTTGTGTCGCGATACTTAACCTCGGCTACCAATTCGTGTCCCAAGAGTTCGAGTTTGATGTCGCCGCTATACTCTCCTCCCAGTGCTCCTGAGAGGGGCTGGCGTTTCGCCGGGATGCCGAACGCATTGAGCCACTCGACGACTTTGCGCTCGTGATAGCTACCCTTCGACTTATTCTTGTTTGCCATGTGTCACCTTCGTAGCAGTCAAGACAGATGAACCAGTGCTTTGCATTGGTGCTTCTGTGTTCATTTTTTAAGACAGCCACAAAGTTTTTGACCGTGACCTTGCACGAGTCACACGTCGCCATCCCTTTTTTTAACTTCGATTTCGTAGCCAAGAGCGTCCAACCAACACATCAACATGAAGCCAGAAGGAATACGCTTATGCGTTTCCCATTTGTGAACCAATGATACCGTGCATCCGATCTTATGCGCCAGTGCTTCTTGGCTTAAACTTTGCTCGGACCGTGCCGATACGAGGTCGCTCACCATTTGATCGTAGTCGCTCGGTATACTCACGGGCTTGTTGAAGTGCGTGAAGTTTTTCAAGAGCCTTCATTGCCTTCTTAGCTGTCTCGTGACGCAGTTCTGTCTTACCATTAATGGTTCGATAGAAGGTTGATGTCGGAACACCAGCCGACTTGAACGCCTGAAGCAGAGGAATGTTATACTCCTCTGACTTCTCTTCGAGTAATTGCAGATATGATTTCATGCTGCATAGATGCAGCAATCAATCTCTGTAGTCAAGGTATGACGACAATCGTGCAATGATCTTGAGGAATTGGTGGTCAGGTATAGACGCAACCACCTTGCCCTCGTTGTATATTTTTAGTTGGTCTTCATGCACAATCCATACTGTTGGATTGCGCAATGCCTCTCTGCCTTCTGGTAACTTACTCATCGTATACTCCCATAGATATTTCCATGTCGTGATACAGATCATCCAGCACCTTGATGAAATGACGTTCATCAGCAGTAGTGAAGCCAATCCATTTGATTATCTCAATGATCTCCTCAATATTAGAATCAACCTTCTTTAAGATTGAATCAAAATCAGTAGGGAATTTCGTCGTCGATTGGGGCGTAGTCATGCTTGT